GAAGATTTCGCAGCAATTGACAATGTAATTACAAACTCTTTTGCACTTGTATTTAAGATTGGTGGTGCATCAGGTACTCCTCGTTTGGAAATGACTTGTGCAACTGCACACGTTGAAATTCCTGCACACTCTATTGAAGATGTAATTACAGTAGAAACCAACTTCCAGGCGCTTCCATCAGAAATCTCTGAAACTGATGAAGTTACTCTGGCTTATGTTGGGGCATAAGGTACTAAAAAATAATTCTTGACTTTTTTGGTCATATGAATTATACTATAGAGTATGAAAATCAAAGTAGGGAGGTTTTTACCTCCCTGCTCTTTTAATAATAATAAAGGATTTATAAATGAGTGATACCCCAGTTTCCCTAGCGAGTCTAATGACTCCAAGTAAAACAGTGACAATAGACTTTCCAGGCTATAAAGGTTTTACTGTAAATTTAACATATTTAGCAAGAGAAGAACTACTTAAACTTCGTAAAAAGTGTTTAAGTACAAAATTTAATAAAAAGACTCATGTACCAGAAGAAGTCTTAGACGATGAAAAGTTTATAGAGCACTATACAACAGAAGTTGTAAAAGGATGGAGTGGACTGAAATATCGATACCTAGAAGAGTTTCTTTTGGTGGATATTTCTCAATTCGATCCTGATGATGAATTGCCGTATACTCAAGATAACGCAATCCTTATGATGAAAAATTCAAATGGATTTGATACTTGGGTAACAGAAACTGCAGGTGACTTGGAAAATTTTACTGGGAGCAAGTAGCTGAAGTAGAAAAGCTGCTTGCTAGGTTTGTAAAAGAACAAACCTCTGATTTTAATGTAGATAAGTATCTACTAATATGTGAGCAGTTAAACCAAGAACCAGATCCACAAAAGATGCCGCTTACTCAGTTGGATTTTCCTCCTGAGGTACAAGTGGCATTTTTTATGTTTAGTCTACTGTCAGATGTTTGGGACGGAATGTCTGGAATGTATATGGGTAAAGATTGGTCATCTGCTAATTTTTTATTCAAAACTTATGAAGTAGACAGTGCAAAAGAAATTTTATACTTTATGAAACTCTACGAAAGAGAATTAATGTCTCAAAGAGCAGAGGAAGCAGATAGAAAGAGAAAAGCTGAAGAACGCAAATCGAAGCAAGGTGGTGGAAAAAATTACACCCATAATGTAAAAGGCTAATGGCTAAAAAGAATAAAGTAAAAATTGAAGTAGATGTAAAAGACGGTGGAAGCTTTAAGAAAGTTGCTGTAAACTCTAAAAACGCAGGCGAAAACTTAGATAAAACAGCAAAAGGCGCGCAAAGCGCAGATAGAGCTTTAAAAGGGGCCGGACAAGCATCCTCAAACAGTACTAAAAACTTTGCAAAAATGGCACAGGGTATTTCTGGAGGCCTTGTGCCTGCCTATGCTGCTTTTGCTGCTCAAATTTTTGCTTTATCAGCAGCATTTAACTTCTTAAAGAATGCAGTAGATGTAGAAAACTTAAGAAAGTCTCAAGTAAACTATGCGCAATCTACTGGCATTGCTATGAAATCTTTAACTAATTCTTTGTCCTCAGCCTCCCAAGGTATGCTTAATTTCCAAGAAGCCGCTGAAGCAGTAGCAATCGGTACAGCAAAAGGATTTAGTGGAGAACAGTTAAATCAACTAGCAGAAGGTGCTTTACGGGCTTCTACAGCTCTAGGACGAGGCTACGAAGATACTTTTGATAGGCTACTTCGTGGTGTATCAAAAGCAGAACCAGAATTATTAGACGAATTAGGTATTACACTACGACTAGAATCAGCGACAAGGAGATATGCAGAGGCGATTGGTAAGAGCAGAGACGAACTTACAGATGCAGAAAGAAGCCAAGCAGTATTTGTAGAAACAACACGACAGTTAAATCAAAACTTTGGAAATGTAGCAGCAGCAGTTAATCCATTTGTACAATTGTCAAAAACTTTTGATGAACTTATACAAAAAGTTGCTGAAAAACTACTACCAACTCTTACAAGTATTGCAGAATTTGCTAATTCAAATGCAAAAGCGGCTGCTACAGCTTTTGCAGCAATTGGTACTTTAATACTTTTAAATATAACAGGATTAAAAGAAGCCGTTTTCGGAGCTGCTTCTTTTATAGGCACTATTTTTACTTCAACTTTTGGACTAATAGGAAGCGGATTTAGTAAAGCTCTAGATACAGGCATAAATTTTGGTAATACTTTAGTTGACAAAATGGAGCAGCTTGATAAACGCCTTTCTAGCTCTGCGGGCAAAGCCGCATCATTAGCAGCTTCTTTCAAAAAATCTTCAGATAGTAAACTATTACAAAAAGTACAAAGCGGAGAAAAACTAACCGGACTTGATAAAAATAATTTAAAAAGAGCAATTGCATCTGCTGAAAAACAATATGAAGAGCATGGACGAGTAATAAAGGGAATCTTTGAAGATGCTTCTGAAGAAAGTTTAAGAGAATTCAAAGAAGCTTTTGAAGATATGACAGATGTAAGTAAAAAGTCTGGCGTAAGAATCGGTAAAGTCTTTACTAAACCGGTGGTTTTGGGATTAAAAGCAGTAAGAGCAACCGCAAAAGTTACTGCTTTCGCAGTTAGAGGAATTGGAACTGCATTTAAAGTAGCAGCAGGAGCAGTAAGATTATTTGGTAAAGCAACAATCGTTTTAGGAATTTTACAAGAGTTATACTTTGTATTTGAAAGAATTTCACAAGCACCTTTAAAATTCGTAGAAAGTATTGAAAAAATGGTTGTTAATGTAGCAAAAGCTCTACAATTTTTAGGAAATGTGTGGATAAAATTATTTAATGGCTTAATAGATAAAATACCAGATAGTGTAAAATCAGTTTTAGGCATAGAGGGCTCACAATATAAAGTTGAACCTTTTAAGTTCGCTGAAGAACTAGAGAAAAACATAGGAGGATATACTGATAAACTATTGGAATTTGTAGGAACAGATAGAGAAGCATTAAAAAGTCTACAAGATACAAATAAGGTACTAGAAGAACAAGCTACTGCACTAGAAGAATTACAACAAAGATACTCAGACTTGTCTTCTGATATTAGTAATATTCTTACAGGTGTAAGTCTTGATTTACTTGACGGAAAGGATATTAAAACAGAAACTATAGCAAATGCTATTGGAACCTTACCGATTCAAGGAGCTATACAGGCTGCAGACACAGAAGAAGCAAAAAGAATGCTTGATGAGATGCTGGATGGTTTTGACTTTTCAGCACTTGGAACAAAATTCGCAGCTGCACTTGAAAAAGCAAGACAGGGAGATTTTGGAGACCTACAAAGCCAGCAAATAGCAGCTACAAGTTATACTACAAATTTAGCTTCAGTAAGAGATATAATAGGTAACTTAGCAACTACAATAAATACTAAAGATCCTTTAGCGACAAGAGTGTTGCTACAAAACTTACAAAATACAGCGAAAGCAGCCGATGCGTCCGCAACTGAATTGGAAAGAGCAGGAGTAGCTGTTGATGAAGCAAATAGGGCTATACAAGGTGGAACAGTAGATCAGTGGGTTGAAAAATTAAAAGAGTATGAAAGAACTGCGGAAAATATACTACAGTCCACTCATGAATTAAACATGGTTGAAGCACAGCGTACTCGCCTACCTGCACTATTAGGACAACAGCTAGGATTAGAGATTTCAGCACAAAGAGAAGCAATAAAACTAAGGCAATTAAAATTAGATTTAGCAAATGAAGAAACTAGAAATATTACAGAGTTAGACCCCCAACAGCAGCAGCTTCATGAGAATGAAGTAGCAAGACTAGGAAGAGAAATACAGCTTCAAGCATTAAAAGTGAAAGAAGCTAGAAAAAATGCAACAGAAATTGGTCAAATTGGTACAAATATTGGAGAAAGTTTAACAAGTGGACTTACTTCTGCCTTTGATTCTATTATTCAAGGAACTAAATCAGCGAAACAAGCCTTTGCCGATTTAGCTAGAGGAATATTACAAAGTCTTGCTCAAGTAATAGCAAAATTACTTGTTACACGATTACTTACAGCTTCGCTTGGTGGTACTAGTTTCGGAAACTTCTTAGGCATTCCAGGCGCAGCAAAGGGAGGAGTTTTTTCTGAAGGAAAGAAAATGTACGCTACTGGAGGTATTGCAAGAGGTCCAAGAGCTGGGTATCCTGCAATATTACATGGTACTGAAGCAGTAGTTCCATTACCTGACGGAAAATCAATTCCTGTACAAATGTCAGGAATGGGTCAAAATAATAATGTCACTGTAAATGTAGCAATAGATGGGCAAGGACGTGCTTCCTCAAATATGCAACAAGACTCTGCACAAGCAGGAAATCTTGGAAGTATTATTGCAAAAGCAGTACAAACAGAACTACAAAATCAAAAACGTTCAGGCGGAATACTTAATCCGTATGGAGTAGCATAATGGCAATTGGATTCACAACTTCATCCACTTATGGTAGTAGACAAATTATTCCTGACAAGGGGTTGGGACGTCAGTCTACTCCACGAGTTCGCATTGCAAAATTTGGGGATGGATACGAACAAAGAATTGCAGATGGAATTAATCCAATTCAAGAAACTTTTAATTTAACTTTTAACAATCGTTCTGCAGCAGAAATTGATGATATAATTGGTTATTTGGCGTCTTTAGGAGGAGTTTCTTCTTTTAATTTTACTTTTCCAGATGACAATGGAGCAGGAGGAGAAACTACTATTAAAGTGGTTTGTGACACTTATGGACAAACTTATGTTAATGATGGGTATCCTTCTGCGAGTGCAACTTTTAGACGAGTATACGAAGCATGACAGATTTAATTGATGTAGTACAAAAAATAGAACCAGGAAGTGAGCTTGTTGACTTATTTGAGCTTACGTTACCTGATGCATCAATTTTGTATTTTCACCCAGACTTTGACTCAGGTAATACAACTGTAGGAGAAGAAGGCTATATTTATTTTCGTGAGAAAACTACTCCATATGATGTAAAAAGTTACGCTCCCTTTCCAATTAATATGGACGGAGTAGAATTTAATTCAGATGGAGCACAAAATCGTCCTACACTAACTGTTGCAAATGTTACTTCAGCTTTTTCTGATGAATTAGGAGCAAATTTTCGAAACGAAGATTTAATTGGGCAACCCATAGTTAAAAGAACTACATTAAAAAAGTATTTATACGAGCCTGGGGGCTCTGCAGGCGCATATGACGCTACAACTCCTCCTATTGAATTCCCAATTCAAAAATATATAATTGATAGAGTTACGGGAGAAAATGCTACCGCTGTAACTTTTGAATTGGCTGCTCCGTTTGATTTATCTGGTATTCAATTACCGAATAGAAGTATTATTGGTAAATATTGTTCTTGGGAGTACCAAGGGCAAGATTTAAATTCAAGGGGCGGGTGTACTTGGTCAAAAAATGGCCAACAATACATAGGAGTTAGCACCGCGGAGAATAATAATACCAGTGGACACATATTCCACAAAATTTATTTTACAGCAAAAGATGAGCCAATTATTAATAAAGATTTATTTAGTACTATAACTCCTTGGGCTGCCTCTACTTATTATGTTAGAGGCTCTTTAATTCTAGAAAATAATATTGTGTATATAGCGAAAGTATCTCATACTTCTGGGTCAACTTTTTCAGCTGATAGCAGTAACTGGAAAATTGGAACTAAAACCTCTTGGGCATCAGGTACCTCTTATTCAATAGATGATTATGTACAAAATGGAACAGATTATTATCGTTGTAATACGGCCCATA